TGGAAAAGCCAAAAAAAGAAAGACGTTTTTTAAAGACGTTAGGGAAAATAGGTGAGATTTTAATTCAGGAGGTTTTATTAAAAGTGGGTAGTAACTTGATTAAGAGGATTGGGGGCAAAAAAACATTGCCTTCAATCCTTATTTTATTCCTATCTGTTTCCCTTTTTGCCCAATACCCAAATACAGGCAATAAACAAAGATTAGGTTTTCAAACCACCGCCGACGGTTTAGTTTGGCGTGGTTCAATTTCCGACACAGCAAGCATCCAACCCGTATCAAATCAAAACGCATGGTTAATTATTGACACAGTTAATTTAAAAATATACTCATTTGATTTTACTTCCAACGTTTGGGGATTGGTTGGCGGTGGAACATCAGGCTTAACCATGCCGTTTGATTCAATTACCTTTAATACGGCAAAAGATGGAACTGTTGGAGTTGGTGAAGTTGAATACAATGACACGCAAGGCTCTTTAATTCAAGGCTTAAAAGGTGGCAATGTGACCAATGTAATAGGTCAACAACTACATCAAAGAGTTAACAATCGTACAGGTTCACCATTGACAAAAGGCACGGCGGTATATTTATCGGGAAGTCAAGGTAATCGAATAACCGTTGCAAAAGCCTTAGCTGTTTCCGATGCCTTTTCAGCCAACACTTTTGGAATAGTTGCGGAAAGCATAGCAGATAATCAAAGCGGATATGTTATAACCGAGGGCTTAATTACTGGAATAAACACAAGTGCTTTAGTCGAAGACTCAGCCGTATACCTTTCGCCAACTGTGGCTGGGGAATTAACATCAACAAAACCTCAAGCACCTCAACACACTGTTTATATTGGTGTTTGTGTAAAAAATAGTGCTGGTTCTGGGGAATTGTTCGTAAAAATTCGTAACGGTCAGGAACTTGACGAATTACACGACACCCGTATAACATCGCCTGTTAATAATGCTTCACTTTATTATAAACTTAATGAAAAATTATGGCGCGATACAACTGCCGCACTTTTAACAAGCGACACGGCTTCCATGCTTACAAATTACTTGCGTACAGGTGTTGCCGCTTCAACGTATTTAACCCAAAGTAACGCAGCTTCAACTTATTTGCCTTTGACTGGGGGAACATTGACAGGGTTATTAAAAAATACATCACAAAGATTAACGGGTAATATAACTATCAGTGATTTTGATGCTACTTATAATTCAGTTCAAATTGCACCATCATCAAGCGCAACTGTAAATTTAGCTTTACAACAAAATGTAGGCGGTGCAGCAAATATATCAATGGGTGGTAATCAAGGTGGAGGAGGTGAGCCATTTAATCCTAATATATATTTTACAGACAATCGAAAAGCCTATGCAAGTATTGGAGGTATTCACACAAGTAGTGGTACAAATAATCAAAGTGGACATATAATTTTTACTACGACTCCATCTTTAAATACAGTTGCATTAACAGAAAGAATGCGTATTTCTCAAGACGGCAGTATTACAATGGGTGGCACACTTGGAGTAACAGGCGCAACGACATTGACAGGCGCACTCACCGTAAACAATGCCACGGTGCTAAACGAAGGCTCAGGCGACTTTGACACAAGGATTGAAAGCGACGGAAACGCCAACATGGTTTTCGTGGATGCGTCAACAGACCGCGTAGGCATTGGCACGGGTTCACCTTCAAAGACCCTTGACGTTAATGGTGAGGTAAAAATTGCAACAGTTACGGCAACGCCTACAAGTTTACTTGGCAAAGATGGAAGTAATGTAGTTGGTGAGGTTACCACGGTGGCACAAACGGGATTAATGACAAGGGGTTCAACAACGGCAACCACGGGCACGCCTTCGGCTGTATTTACCGTGACTCATGGGCTTGGTTCAAATCCAACATCGGTTATCGTTACGGGTGCTGGAGCGGTTGGGGCGCAAAAATTAATTTTTGAAGTTTACGCTAAAAATTCAACGACTTTTAGTGTTCAAGTTTGGACGTATCTTGGAATGGAAGCAGCGTCAACATCGGTTACAATATATTGGTTAGCAATTAAATAAACAAAACATGAAAAAAATATTAATCCTTTTGTCCTTGTTTCCTTCCTTTGCTTTTGCTCAGGATACGGTTATCATTTCTAAAATCTTTGCAGAAGATACCCTGTGGAGTGTAAAAAAAGTTTATGTTAATCAAGATGTTCAAGTAAAATTGTTTGAGGATTCTTCAGCCATTTATTATTACATTTTAAATGATGTTGTGGATGAGGCACGGAAGATGACAGATGCTTTTAATATTTACGAAAACCGTAACAAGTTTTTAAACGCCTTGCATAAACTTGATAAAAGTATGGTTAATGGGAAAGTGGAAAGTGCTTTTGATTACCTTTCGAATTTATACGCCTCTTTCTGGACAGGAAATTACAATGCCATTGCTAATGGGACAAAGGTTCTTGCTGGGGCTGAGATATTTGTAAATAAGAATAACGAATTAAGGATTAAAATTGGTGAAAGTATAAACAAACCTTTTATCGCCGTTGCTGATACTTATGGCATCATTGCAAACTATCCAAACACAGGTGACAAATTTGTTATTTATAAAACAAATGAAAAGTCGTTCAAGGATTTGGATAATAAATTAATTCTTAGGAAACAAAAGCAAATCAACAGATGAAGGCTATAATTTACAACATCTTTAAACTCGGCTACGACGGCATTGTTTATTCCATTTGTTGCGGAGTGCTTTTTTCATTTTTTTTCCCGATAAAGCATTTCTTAATTTTTACAATCTTCGTTGTTTTTGCGGACACGGTGACGGGGATCATTGCGGCAAGGAAAAGGAATGAGCCAATAACGAGCAAAGGTTTATATCGCACTTCGCAAAAGGTGGTTGTTTACTTTGTTGGCATCATGATTTTTCACGGCGCAAGTGTTACCTTTGGTTTACCTTCGCAAATTGTTTACTCAGTTAGTTTCTTAATATCATTTACAGAACTTTACAGTATTTCGGAAAATATCAAGTCGATAACTGGAGTAAACATTGGAACATTAGTATTAAAATTTTTCAGACGTTAAAATAAATAATATGCAGACTAATTTAAAAGAAGCCTTAAAATCGGCTGATACTATCAAGTCACCCCTCGGAGACGTGGCTTGCTACTCAATGAACTTTGCGGAGCTTGCAAGTGAAATCAATGTTCACCTTGAAGGCAATAAGGTAAAATTCACTTGGCGCGAATACGTGCAACTTGCTCAAATCATTTGGGATAAGATAAAGGAAACATCGCGCGAATGTGCAGGAAAAGAGATTGAAGTGAAATTACCCGCTAAATTATCAATCGTTGGTGCAGCTTTTGCGCTGATTGGATTTAAGTTATAGGCGCAGACGATTCGCTACCTTAGGCGTTTACAGGGAGGTATATTGATTTATGCCTCCCTTAAAAATATAAAATATGAAAGCAAGTAAATTTTGTGTTTTTCTCGATGCTGGGCATGGCGGCATTGATGCAAAGAAAAAGTTACCGTTTAATTATACGACTTACCCCTCAAAGTGCTTTCAGCATAATAATGCAAAGTTCCACGGTTACGGCTGGTTCTTTGAAGGCGTTTTCAACAGGGAAGTCGCGGCAAAGATTGAGCAGTATTTAAAGGACTGGGGAATGTCGGTTATCAATGTGTACGACCCTGTTATAGATGTTACCCTTACAAAGCGAGTAGCAAAGGCGAATATAAATGCAAAGAATTATGAAGCTTCGTTATACCTCAGCATCCACGGCAACGCGGCAGGATCAACAGCCGCAAGGGGCTTTGAAGTATTCACATCAATCGGACAAACAAAAGCAGATATTTACGCGGAGTTCCTTTTCAATGAGGTAAAGGAGGCTTTTCCGAAATGGGTTTATCGAAGCGATACGATTGACAATGACCCTGACAAGGAGGCTAATTTCTTTGTACTGAGCCAAACAAGTATGCCAGCCGTGTTATCGGAAAACGGGTTCTTTACAAATTACAAGGATGCTTTAATGATGTTCGACCCAGCTTTCCAAAATACATTGGCTCTTTGTCATGCCCGTGCGGTGGTTGATTACGCAAAGACGCAAGGGGTTACGTTTTAAAATGGAAAGGGGCGACGCAAATGTCACCCCCGATTTCACCACTAAAACAAACGTAACCGATTTCTTAATTTATAACCTTGTTTATAATTTTTAAACACAAATCTTTGACAATATCCCCGTCTGTCTCCTTGTATATCTTGTATGCTATTGTTAGCATTCGCCCTTGATCCATTCGCTCAATAGGCGGTGGAACATTCGGGAGAATTGGGTCAATGTAAAATTTTAATAATGCAATCTTTGCCTGAGTGCCATTTGAAAACCTTATTTCCTTTGGATAATTTCTGGTTATCTTTTCAATTTCCTTCCACGTTGCGACGCTTAAGCCGTCAACCATTTCAATGTTTTTTTTCATGTTGTCTTTGTTTTGTTTAGTTCTTCAATTAAAGCGTCAGCCGTATCAACCGCACTTTCAACAATGCGTTCAATTTTAATATCAAGTCCATCTTTGTTAGCGATTATCCCTTGCAATGCCATTGCTGCAAAGTATTCACGCTTTGTTAATTCTAAATGTAATACTTGAGGAACTGGAAAGGCTGGTTCATTTGCTTTTGTTTCCATGTTTTTGGTAATTTTTAGCTTGTAAGGCCAGGGTAAAACAGTCTATTTCGTCTTGACTTATTTTGGCTGGTTTATAATTAGGTTCAAATTTGTAGCCTTCGTTTTGAAAGACTTTCATAAATATTTCTTTACCCCATTTCTTCCCCTTTTGTTCCGGGGAAATATTGTAACCCTCGTACCCATTTTCTTTAATCCATTCATAAGCTATTCTTGAAGCGCCTTGGTTCATGCCCACGTTTCGGGACATCTTGGAAAGAATAGCGCGGTTAATGGAAGAGTTGAAAGTTACATTCTGGAGGCTGGAATCTTCTACCAGTACAACAGGGTGTTCGTATTGTGCCCACTTTTGAACGTCGAGGATAAAATCCACGAACCTTTTATATTTCGTGAATCTTACCTCTTTGTTTGGTTGGATA